CGGTTCGCAACTCGTTGTTGGAGATCTATCACAGATTGAGCCACGGGTTCTGGCGTGGTTGGCTGACTATCAAGATATGCTCGACATCTTCAAAGGAGGTGGCGACCCTTATGCGGCGTTCGGAGCGCAGATGTTTAACATACCCGGACTCAGTAAAGAAACACATCCTGACTTACGGCAGTCTGCGAAAAGTGCATTACTCGGGTGTGGTTATGGACTCGGATGGTCGTCGTTCGCATCGCAGTTACTCACCGGCTTTCTTGGAGCGCCGCCCGTACGGTATGAAAAGAAGTTCGCGAAGGCACTTGGCGTTACGTCGGATGCGGTCGAGAAGTTTTTTGATTGGGATGAGAACGTTAAGAAGCTAGAGGATATACCGCACACCTGTAGCCTACAAGAGCTTGCCGTGCATGCCGTGGCTGCCAAGAAGATCATTGACATATACCGTGCCACCGCGTATCAAGTCGTATCATTTTGGGAGACCTGTGGTGGGCTGATTGAGACGTCTTTGTATAACGGTAAAGAACACAAGTACAAATGTTTGACATTTCGCAAGGGTGAGATAGAATTACCAAACGGCATGAAATTGCTGTACCCCGATCTACGCAGAACTAAAGATGATAAAGGTAGGAGCCAGTATGTATACGGGCCAGACGCTACCAAACTTTACCCCGGTAAAGTAACAAACAATGTCACGCAAGCCCTAGCAAGGATTGTGATGACGGACGGAATGCTACGAGTTAACAAACGTTATCCCGTAGTAGGAACTGTGCATGATGAGTTAATATGCGTTGTGCCAGATGACGAGGTCAATGTAGCCAAGACATGGGTCTTGGAGCAAATGACTATGGAGCCGAGCTATATGTCGGGCATACCTCTGGCAGCAGATGGTGGCGCGCATAGACGTTACGGTGAAGCTAAAAACTAAGGAGAGAGAAATGGCTAGAACGAAAATTGATTATGTAAAAGCGTATCGTGAATTGAAAGCTCAAAAAGAAGAATTAGCTACTGGGTATAACAATCTTTTAAATGAGAATAGAGCTTTAAGAGATATGTATGACAAGGCAGTTGAAAAAGGGAAAGCAAACGTGGAGCTTTTATATGAGCAACGCGGTGTGATTGGGTTCTTAGAAACTAAAATATTAAAACTAACAGAGATGATGGATAAGGGACGTGAATGACACCAACAAAACTACAAATACCTAAAACAATACGAGTCGGTAACAAACGCTATTCAATCGAAGTCGTTGAGACAATGCTTAGGCAACGCATCATGGGGACGATTGACTATGACAAGCAAACGATAAGAGTTGGGCGTAAGAGCAACGTGACAGGACGAGCTTATACCCAAGCAATGATGAGTGAAACTTTTTGGCATGAGTTAACTCACGCTATCCTCAACGACATGGGGGAAGATGCACTCAACAAGAACGAGAAGTTTGTCACAGGGTTTGCCAACAGACTTACCAAAGCAATTCGATCAGCGAGGTTTTAATGCCAACAGTTACATGGTCACACAGTTCCCTCAAAGACTATGAGGGATGCGCAAGGCGGTATCACGAAGTCAAGGTTCTCAAGAACTTTCCGTTTGTAGAGAACGAAGCAACGCGTTACGGTACAGAGTTTCACAAGGCAGCAGAAGATTACATCAAGGACGGTACACCCATACCACCACAGTTCTTGTTTGCTAAAGATATGCTAGACGCTTTGATTGCCAAGCCTGGTCGCAAGTTGTGTGAGCAACAGATGGCGCTGACTGCGGACTTAAAGCCTTGCGGTTGGAGAGACAAAGACACATGGGTACGTGGTATTGCTGACCTGCTTATACTCGACGATGACAACTTAACTGCTTGGGTCGTGGACTATAAGACAGGCAACAACAAGTACCCTGATCGTGAGCAACTCAAGCTCATGTCGATCATGGTGTTTGCTCACCATCCGCATATTCGCAAGATTAATTCAGCACTACTCTTTGTAGTAAAAGACGACATGGTCAAGATCAGTATGACCTATGACCAAGCAGAGGGCGAGTGGTGGCAGTACCGCCAACGCGTTGCCCGTATCGAGCAAGCCCACGCCACAGATGTATGGAACCCCAAGCCATCACCGCTGTGTCCGTGGTGTCCTGTAAAAACGTGTGAACACAACCCCAAACATTAGGAGTAAATCATGGCTAAGTCTAGTCCAGAAAAGTTAGCGTACAACACCAAGTACGAATCAAGTCCGGCTCAAGTTAAGAAACGTGAAGAACGTAACCGAGCAAGAGCGCTAGAGATGAAGGCAGGGAAGGTTAAGAAGGGAGACAACAAGGAAGTCGATCACATCAAGATGCTTGATGCAGGCGGTAAGAATGTAAAGAAGAACTTGCGTGTAGTACCTGAGAAGGTCAATAGAAGTTGGAGAGATGAGCACGGCAAGCAGTACGGTAAGAATAAATAAAAGAGAGAGCAAATGCAAATAGTAGAAGACAAAGCGCTGGTCTTTCGTACGCGGAACCCAGCCAAGTACAGCATCATCCCTAAACATAAGATACTCAGCGAGGACAAAGGCACGTACGAGATTGCTGTGTACTGGGGACTAGACGAAGCCAGAGTTTTAAAGAACCTTGGTGTAAAGAGTGTGCCCTCACCGATTGAGCGCAAATACAATTGGCCTGGTCGTTTCAAACCAATGGCACACCAGATCGAGACGGCTGCTTTTCTTACACTACACAAGCGTGCGTTTGTATTCTCTGAACCGGGTACAGGCAAGACACTATCAGCGCTGTGGGCTGCCGACTATTTGATGAAGCGTGGTGAGGTCAGGCGTTGCTTAATCCTTTGCCCCTTGTCGATCATGCAGTCTGCGTGGCTTAGTGATATGAATAACAGTATCATTCATCGCTCTGCCATTGTCGCGCACCATGCTCAGGCTACCCGAAGAATCGAGATGATTCAACAAGGCTATGAGTTTGTGATTACAAACTACGAGGGCTTGAATCTTATTGCCGAAGAAGTTAATAGCAACGGTAAGTTTGACTTGGTTATTGTGGATGAGGCTAACGCCTACAAGTCTGTGAGCACTAAGAGATGGAAGTCTTTAAAGTCCATCATCAAACCCAACACACACCTATGGATGATGACAGGCACACCTGCATCGCAGTCACCTGTTGATGCCTACGGTCTTGCCAAGCTCGTTAATCCAACCAACGTACCTATGTTCTTTACAGGGTGGAGAGACAAGGTCATGAACAAAGTCACCATGTACAAGTGGGCGCCAAAGGCAGAAGCTAAACAGTTGGTGCACGAGGCACTACAACCTGCGATCAGGTTCACTAAAGATCAGTGTCTTGACTTGCCACCCGTGATAACAATGTCACGCGAAGTACCACTCACGCCTCAACAAGCCAAGTACTACAACCTACTCAAAGAACAGATGCTTGTGCAAGCAGCAGGGGAGACCATCAGCGCAGTCAATGCGGCAGCAAGTGTCAGCAAGCTACTTCAGATCAGTTGTGGTGCAGCCTATACGGACGACAAGGAAGTCATCGAGTTCGACTCAGCGCCAAGGCTCAACGTGCTAGAAGAAATACTAGAGGAGACAGATCGCAAAGTCATTATCTTTGCAATGTTCAGATCAACTATCGACACGATCTACAACCACTTACTCAAGCGCAACATCACGGCTGAGTACATCAACGGTACAGTTACCCCACCAAAACGCTCGGATATTATTAGGAGATTCCAGAATGAGGAAAACCCTAGGGTCTTAGTCATGCAGCCTCAAGCAACTGCACACGGTATCACGTTGACAAGAGCCGACACAGTAGTGTTTTATGGACCGCTTATGAGCGTGGAACAATACACGCAAGCTATTGCAAGGGCTGATCGCAAGGGGCAGGACTCTGACAAAGTAACCGTGATTCATATCCAAGGTAGTCCCATCGAGAAGAAGATGTTCAAGGCTTTGGAATCTAAAGTGAGTGATAACTTACTTATTACCCAGATGTTTGAGAATGAAATAATTATTGACAAGGAGGTGAAATAAACAAAAAACGTGTGTAGAATGTCTAACGCTTGACAACAAAACATAAGGAGAAAGCAATGGATGACCAAGCAACTGAGACGGTTCCAATCGACAGATTGGTAAAGATTTATCGCAAGATTAAAGAGAAGATTGATACTCTTACCCAAGAGTACGACACGCAGATTGAGACTCTCAAAGCACAGCAAGACGAGATCAAGTTTGCGCTCAAAGATATGATGAAGGCTGACGGCACGACATCATTGAAGACGACCTTTGGTACGGTCAGTCTGATGACCAAGACGCGTTATTCAACCAACGACTGGGATTCGTTCAAACGATTTATCGTAGAACATGACGCAGTTGATTTGTTGGAGAAGCGTGTGGCTCAGACAAACATGGGTCAGTTCCTCCAAGAAAATCCTGGTGTCGTACCACCAGGCTTGAACTCCATGACGGAGTTTGAGATTCGCATCACTAAACCATCTAAATGAAAGTAACGAAAACTATGTCTAACATAACGACCTTTAACGCTTCGCAAGTACCCGCATTCGCACAAACTGGTGAACTATCTGACACCGCAAAAGCCCTCATCGGTGGAGCGCTCGGTAGCACAACTAAACGTATTTCAATCAAAGGCGGTGTATTCCGCTTGGTCTCCGGTGGTAAGGAGATGGCTTCTATTGAAGACCGTCACCTCGATGTCATCATCGTCAAAGCTGCCCCTAAAGTGAGCCGAGTGTTCTACGCTGCCAAGTACGATGCTGAGAATGTAACTGGTCCAGACTGCTGGTCTAACGATGGTGAATTGCCTGATGCAAACGCTCAGAACAAACAAGCTGAGACATGTATGAGTTGCAAGAACAACGTTGCCGGGTCAGGTCAGGGTAATAGCCGGGCGTGTCGCTATCAACAACGCCTAGCCGTTGTGCTAGAGAACAACCCAAGTGGAGACATTCTCCAGTTGACTCTACCTGCTACATCCATCTTTGGTAAGGAAGACGGTGACAAGCGCCCCTTGCAAGCCTTTGTACGTCACTTGGCACTTGCATCCCCACCTGTGGATGTCGAGAAGATTGTGACTCGCATGAAGTTTGATATGAAGTCTGAGAGTCCCAAGCTCCTCTTTGCTCCTGTACGTTGGCTGACCGCTGAGGAGCACGAGATCACTAGAGAGCAAGGCGAGTCCAGAGAAGCATCAAGCGCAGTCAACATGACGGTCGCCCAAACCGACGGTGTGAAAGCAAAGCCCGTTCCAGTCCTTGCAGGAAAACCCCCTGTAGTTGAGGACGAGGAGGATGAGATAATTGCTCCCCCACCCAAGGCTAAGAAAGCCAAAGCCGAACCCATTGCCGAAGCCGACGAGGAGCCAGAGATTCGCAAGGAGACAAAGGTTAGCGCTGTCCCTGCGAAGAAAAGCAAACTCGCTGACATCGTGTCCGATTGGGATGACGAGTAATTAAACAGGGGGGCTTATGCCCCCCATTAAAACAATGCCGTACTCAGACAAAATAGCAAATCTAGTAGCCCACGCTCCGCGTGGTCCTGGCAACACGCTAGGACGATGGGCTATTCATCTCGACTTTCCTGTGACCAAGATCGCTTATGTACTTGGAGTTACTCGTCAAACCGTGTACAACTGGTTTGAGGGTAAGGACGTATTTGTGGCGTACCAAAACAGGGTAGAACTTTTAACAAAAATAATGTCAACCTCAAAGACGGCTGACGAAGCATGGAGAAGAATATGCAAGGAATACAACCTCGATCCCTCAGTAACCAAGAACTGATTAAGTATGCCGCTATGTGGCTTGACAAACCAGAAGGCATGCCGATTGCTTGGCAAAAAGAAGTATTGCGCAGACTCACAGCAATAGACCCTCAAGACGCTTATCCCTATCCACAGGCTGGGCAACGCGACCTCTTTATATAACCCGAAGGAATTTTTATGGAACCGCTTGATTTCATGGCGGCGGTTCTACCGCCACCGGGTAATGGACGGTATTGCGTTGTAGAACTGACTAAGAAGAAAGAACATGTATATGTTGACAATTTGGAGGAAGCACAAACCAAGCTAGACCTATGGAGAAAAAACGACTACGACATCTACTTTGCGCTCGGTACGTTTGGAGACAAGAATACGCGTGTGAGAGGTAACGTCCAAAACGTAAAGTGTATTGCCGTAGACGTTGACTGTAATCATCCCAAAGACCTGCCCGTCTTTGACGGTAAAGTCAAGCCCAAGGCGTATCCGTCTGCCCAATCAGCGGTGTCAGCAATCATGAATTTTTGTGATGAAGTTGGCTTAAGCGATTTGGGTAACCCTTGGCTTGTGTCGTCTGGTGGCGGTGTGCATGCGTATTGGCCTTTAAAAGAAACCGTTTCAATTGAGGAGTGGGAACCTGTTGCCCAACAATTCAAGCGCTTGTGTTTCTTAAAGAAATTAGGCATTGACCAAACTGTAACCGCTGATGCGTCTCGTGTACTACGTGTTCCAAATACCATTAATACTGGTGTTAAAGGCGATAAGAAAGTAAGGGAAGTTACAAAGGTCAAGTTTAAAAACGAAGGAGATTACTTTGACATCGAGGACATTAAAGCACTTCTTACGAAGAACTTGGCGGGTACTGCGTATGAGATGGTCACGCCATCTGCGAAGCCGAGCACCTCGCTTGTAATACCCGGTACAGCACCTGTTGGTGCAACTACTGTAAAACTATTTGAGAACTCTGTTACACGCTTTAGCAGTATTATGAAACGTACTGTGGCTGGTACTGGCTGCGCTCAACTAGAGTACTACGCTGAGAACGGAAGTGAAGACGGTATGGAGCCGTTGTGGAGAGGCATGCTCAGTATTGCGCAAAAGTGTGTTGATGCTGATAAAGCCGTAATATGGTTGTCCGACATACATCCGTATTCCCATGAGCGCATGCACCAAAAATTGTCGGAGATAAAAGGTCCATATCCATGCACCAAATTCGATAGTGAAAATCCTGGTGTATGCACAGGCTGCCCGCACTTTGGCAACATTACAAATCCACTAGCGTTAGGACGTGAGACAGCGGTCACGACTGCTGAAAAATTAGTTGAAATAAAGGAGGTGATAAACGGACAAGCCACAACAAAAAAGTACACAAGACCTGAGACACCTAGAGGCTACGCTTATGGTGAGCGTGGTGG